GACATCTCAAACCAATGCCTGTCTGCTTTCTTGTTTGTAATATGTTCTATCGAATCATCAGCTATAAGTTTGCATGGTAGTGTTCTCATATCTTTATCAACTGAAACTATTATCGGGTCTTTGTATCTGCCATTGGTAGCAAGCAAACCAAGTACGTCATCTCCCTCTAAGTTTTCATAGGCTACAGTTTCATATCTTTCTTTTACTTCTTTGATAACACTCTTGAGTGCTAGTGGTTTACGTTTACCTATCCTGTTAATCTTGTACTCAGGGAATATCTCATGTCGAAATGTAGGGTAAGAAGTGAAGCACATAACTATGTCATGCTTGCTGTCAGCAATACTTCTATAAACATCTAGTCTGTTCTCTATCAAATTGAGTATGTCTCTTTCGTCAGAGTGAAGAGTATGCTCCCAATCATTCCATCTTGTGTCTTGTTCACAGGCACAGCAAGAATTGTAAATCAACCAATCAGCATCAATAAGTAAAGTCATAGCTAAATAAAATCCTCATATACAACAAGCCGACCTGTCTTTTGGTCGTACAATAATTTATCTACTTCTCCTGTCATGCCAGTATGCCTAGACTTTAGTACCTTTAGCTGTAGTCTTTGTCTTTCACTAGCATCTCCTGTCTGGTTTCTTGAAGCAGATAACACGACATCAGATAACTGAAGAAGACTATGACTACCTCTTAAGTCAGATGTATCTACCTCTCTGCCCGACTCATGTGATTGTCCTTGTGGTCTGCGTAGATGGCTGACCAATACAATAGCTATGCCAGTAGCTTCACTCAAACTTCTTAGCTTGGTCATTATTATATCTATTGCTTTGCGTTCATTATCTAGTTCAAGACCAGACAAG